GTACAGATGCTGAAACAACTTACGATGTTATCTTAAAAGACCTTGAAGTGATTTTTGACCCGGCTCGTGGTGGTAGTTCATCAAAGCTTGCACTTTGTTCGCTTCCTGTTATTTCATTCTTTAACAAGATGGCAAGCTCATCTACTTTCTTATCAAGCGCTTATTCTGCTGCGAATCCAATGATGTCGTCAGCGAGTGGCTCTTATGGTCATAAAGTAATGAAGGTTGAAACTATTCATGGTGATTTGACGCTAGTAAAAGAACCTCTATTTAGAGGCCATGCAGCGCCATATATGTGTTTAGTTGACCTTGATAATGTAGCTTATCGTCCTCTAGTTGGCAATGGGGTAAATAGAGACACGCACATTCAAACGAATGTACAGTCAGCAGATGAAGATTTACGTAAAGACATGGTTCTAACTGAAGCAGGTCTTGAAGTTTCTCTTCCTGAAGCTCATGCTCTATTTAACTTTGAGTCAAATTAATAGGAGGTATGAATAATGAGAAGTGCTTTTTTAGAAAATAACAGTGGCGTAACTGCTGGAGTAAAGAAAAAAGTTGAAACTGTTACTGAAGCTAGAACATTAACAAACGACGAAAGTGGAAAAGTATTTATGCTTGATTCCGCTGGCGGAGCTTATGCTGTCACTCTTCCAACAGCTTTGGAAGATGGGGTATATTGGAAATTCGTAGTTAGTGAAGAAACGCCAACTGGTGCTATTACAATAGCAGCTGGTAGCGCTATAGTTAGTATGGTAATGAAAGATGCTGGAGGCAATGCTTCTAACTCAACCGCAGGTACTCAAGTTTCTAATGTTATAATTGGAACAAGTGCACAAAAAGGTGATTATATTAATATAATGGCTGCTGGCGCTGAGTGGGTTGCAGAGTGTTTATCTAGTATTGATGACGCTGTTACTACTTCATAACCCGAATAAATAAGGGTAAACAGATTTGGATTCTGTGGGGGCTTTCAATAAAGGTTGGCCCCCGAATATCCTAATAATTTAAAAACTGGAGAAATTATGGCTGTGTACGGAAATGTAAAAGTAAAAGTATTTATTCACTCAGGAAATCCCGGTATTGAAACTGGTGCTGTAGGAACAATGGCAAGGGATATAAAAGACCATGTAGATACTTTAGATTCAACTAATAATAAAGTTTTATCTATTACACATACTCAACTTGCTGGTGACAGAATACTAACTATGGTGGTTGGTGGGGCTTAATGTCCTGTCAGCACTGTAATAAGGATAATACAGAGGGTTGGTTCTACTGTCGCGTTTGCGGTAAGAGGGCCAATAAACCTTTGTTTAGCCCTGCTATCATAATAAGAGAAGCGGGGTTTGCTGCTGCTATAAGGAAAGACCAAATAGATTTTCAGGTAACAACTATGGGTGAGGACATAGAATCAAAAGGAGGCGAAGTACGTGGCAACGTTTAGCGCGCAAGTAGTAGATTTAGTTGGTACATTTAGTGATGAGACCGCTTTAGACTCTTTTGTAACCGAGGGAGCTAATGAAGTTATAAATGCTATGCCTCGTTCTATGTTAGAGCGAGTAGCAGAAGAGACTGCTGTGAGTGATGGTACTAATACTTCTGAAGGTCATAAAGTTTTACATATGTTACGTAATGATGGTACGATAGACCAACCTTGTCGAGCTATACCCGCAAGAAAAAGAGGTAGAGTTCAAGATGCTTCAGATATGGAGTATGCCACAACATCAGACCCTGCTTATTGGGTACAAGATGGTAAATTTAATTTATTTCCAAATGGGAATGGTCTATTAGTATCCGTTCCTACTTATAGTCAATCTTCACCTTTAGATGCTAGTGGAATAAGCACTATAACGAACTTTCCAAATGAAGCGGAGTATTTAGTTACTTTATATGCTGCCATAAAAGCATTACAACAGAACATGACAGCTAAACATAGTAACTCAGATATTGCTACTGCACTAACAGCGGTGAATACAGAGATAGATGAGACGTTAGCAATAGCAGATAGCGCAGCTACTGAGATAGGCTTAGCAAACGGACAAATAGATAGTGCTGTAGCTGAAGTTCTATTAGCAAATTTAGAGGTAGACAAGATGGCAGCTGAAGTTATTTTAGCTAATGGAGAAGTAGATAACTCTAATGCAGAGTTAGACAAGATGGCAGCTGAAATTGCACTAGCAAAAACAGAGATTGCTGAAGCTGCAACTTTAGTTGATGCAGGTATAGACACTGCAACAGCAGCTATATTGACAGCTGTTGGTAGAGTAAATACAGCTGTTGCATTATCTAATACGCAATTTGATAGTGCTGTTACTGCGAATACAGCAGAGGATATTGAATTAGCATCTGCCCATGTAAACGCTGGTAATGGTTTTTTAAGTGAAGCTCAAGGAAGTGTAGGTGAGGCTCAAGGTTACGTATCTGAAGTATCAGCTAGAGCGAGTCAAGTTAGCTCACAGGTAGGAGTAGCTCAGGGTTTCTTAGGGGCAGCCTCCAGTTTCGGAAGTATTGCTCAAGGGTTTGGTCAAACAGCTCAAGGTTATATAGCTACCGCTTCTGGTTATGGTAGTGTCGCTCAGGGATTTTTAGGAACTGCAAGTGGTTACGTAAATGCAGCTCAGGGTTTTATTGCTACGGCTAATGCATATTTATCACAAATACAATCTAAACTTGGTATTGCTCAGGGTTATTCGTCTGAAGTACAAACTAGATTAGCAGTAGATACAACAGAGTATTCTTGGTATGAGAAACAACAAGCAAAATTACAAGCTGATTATGACAAAGGTATTCAGATAATGAAAGGTGCATAATGGCTAAAACTTTAGTAACATTAAATACCTCACCTGCTTTTACACTGGTAACACTTAACACCTCTCCATCTTGGTCTGGAGTTGCATTACCGACAACCCCAACTTGGAAACTGCCCGGCAGTTGGCCTGATATGACGGTTAATGATTGGGAAGATGAAACTAGAACATGGCAACAAATTGGATTGTTAGGAAAGGATTCTGACTAATGGCTGTACATAGCCTAACCGTAAAGAAAATTATATCAAGGATAAGACAATCATTTCCAGATGCACCTGAAGCTTATGTTATGAATCTTATAAATGAAGCTATTGTTGAACTTGGAAAGTATGCTACAAAAGTAGAATACGCAAAAACAAATATGGTAGCAGACCAACAATGGTATACACTAAGTGATGCTAATGCGGGAGTAGAAATAAATAAAGTATTCAGAGTAGATTTTATGGATGCTGATGGTACTTATGTTAAGATACCTAGATTAGTAGATAACGAAATACCAACTATGGACATAGACTAATGGCAAGTACATACAAATACCCAGAGAATTATATATCTTGGTTTATTAAGGGGAATCATTTAGCAGTTGTTACCTTAAAAGGAAACGATGCTAATACAACTCATTCAAAATATGGACAATACAAACCGATAGACGAAGCGGTTACTAATGGTGTCTTACTTCATTACTATGCAGAGCCAAACGCGGTTTCAGCTATAACCGACACACCGGATGTAGATAATGTATTCCATACTTGTATTATAGATTATGTAAAAGCAAGGCTCTATCAAGATAAAGCAGGTTCAACGGGAGATGGTAACATAGCTGGGGTAAGTATAAATTTAGCAACAATGCATGAAGGTAAATGGAACGAAGCAGTTAAAAGACATGGAATGCAAAAACGAGACAAGACTGGTGGCGATAGACGTATTTCTATGCCAGACTTTACATAAAAATTAGGAATAGATTATGGCTAACGGAATTAAATATCAAACACACGAAGTATTAAACAAAGTTTTAAACTCAGGTGAGGATGCGTTAAATGTAGATATAGATAACGTAACGCTGACCACTGAAGGTGGCGATGTAGCAATAGATGTTGCTTTAGATAAAGCTAACGATAGTGTTACTATATATGCTAACACAGCAGCAGATGGTAGTGGTGATAGTACCGTTCCATTAGTTGATGCAGCTGGTCATGTTCAAGTAGATATCATATCATCCGCTTTACCTTCTGGCGGAGCAACAGCAGCAAATCAATCTACAATAATTGGTCATGTAGATGGAATTGAAACTTTAATAACATCTACTAATTCAAAGATTGATACATTTGATGCAGTATTAGATAATATTTTAACAAAAAATACTGAGATAGATGCTGTATTAGATACTATAGATGCAGATACTGGAGCAATTAAAACTGCTGTAGAGATTATAGATAATGCTATTAGTGGTAGTGAAATGCAAGTTGATGTAGTTGCCGCTCTTCCCGCAGGTTCAAATACTATAGGAGTAGTTGACCTTGGTTCTACAGACAACGCTGTCTTAGACGCTATGGTTGTTGACTTAGCTGAAATAGAAGTTGCAACAGAAGCGTCTCAAGCAGCTTTAGAAAAAATGTTATATGGAAATGCTTTAGCTGTTACAGCAGTTCATGGTGGAACTACTCATGCTCTAGGAGCTACTTACGAAGCTTTATACGTTGGAGTCGGTGGTAATGTTGTAGTTACTATGGTCGGAACAGGCAATTTTACTTTTAGTAATGTTGCAAGTGGTCAATTGTTACCTATTAGAATTACTCATGTGATAAATACTAATACTACAGCAACAAATATGATAGCGTTGAAAGCTTAATATGCCAATAGGATGGTTTAGAACAGCAGGAAACTTTCTAAGGTCAGTTTATGATGTTATATGGAACATATCACAACTTGACTGGGATGAAAGTAATGTCAAATGGGAAGAACATACAGGATAATATGAAAAATTTTAATATGAGGAAAATATAATGGCAGGTTTAACAAGTACGACTATAGCTGGTAGTTATGAACGATTACTTATATTGCCAGCTGGTGGATTAAATGGAACTAATTTAGTTGCAATTACTGACGGAGATTCAGATACAGCTAGTGTTTTACAGATAGCAACTACTAGTGCATTAATTAATGGTAGTGGTAGTAAACTTTATTTTAGCGATGCTGGCGGTGAATATATATCAGGAGATGGAACAGATTTAACTATTACATCTGGTAATGATATAAAATTAGCAGTAGGAGCTGCTGGTTCTGTTCATAGTTCAGGCTCAGCTGGCACATCAAATACCGTTCTTGGTATAGATGCTGGAGCAATTTTACACGCTAATTCAGACTTTAATGTATTTATAGGCGACACTGTAGCAGATGCAACAATGACAGCAACGGCCGATAGTAATACTGGTGTTGGTTATGCCGCACTCGGAGCATTAACCTCTGGCAACAGAAACACGGCTGTAGGCAAAGACGCTTTTATAGCATTGACTACAGGACAATATAATGTAGCTATAGGTTATGATGCTGGTACGGCTCTTGTTGGTGGAACTCATAATGTTATAATTGGAGATAGCGCTGGTATTGCTACAACTACTGTTGACAAGGCTGTAATTATAGGTCAAGCTGCAGGTGGAGGTGTATTAACTGCTGACGCTGACGGAACAATCGCTATTGGAGTTGAAGCTGGTAATAGCCTCACAAGTGGTCAAAAAAATGTTGCATTAGGTTATCAAGCTCTTACCGCAGACACTCAAGGAGATAATAGTGTGGCTATAGGATACCAATCATTATTGGCACAGAATGGAGTTGATGGAGAATATTCTAATACAGCAGTAGGGACTCACTCTGGTAAGGCAATTACGACAGGAACACAAAATACGGCAGTTGGCTCAAGTGCTTTAGCAGCAAACACAACAGCCGCTAACAATGTAAGTATGGGCTATGCAAGTTTAATTACAAATACTACAGGTGCATCAAATGTTGCTGTAGGTGCTTCTGCATTATACGCAAACACCACAGCTTCAAATAACACAGGAATTGGATTCAAAGCTTTAGAATTAAACACCACAGGTGCAAGCAATGTTGCAGTTGGAGGTTTTACCTTAGATGCAAACACAACTGGTGATAATAATGTTGCTATTGGTCTAAGTAGTTTAGGTTCAAACACCACAGCTGATAACAACACAGCAGTTGGAAAAAATGCTTTACATGAAAACACTACAGGAGATGAAAACACAGCAATCGGTACAAATGCCTTAGATGCTAATACAACTGGTGCTGATAATACTGCTGTTGGTGTAAATGCTTTAAGTGCAAACACGACAGCAAATAATAATGTGGCTGTAGGTAGAACTGCTTTAGAGGTAAACACCACAGGAGCAAATCTTACCGCTGTTGGTAGGGATGCTTTAGCAGCAAACACTACAGCAAGTAATAATGTAGCTGTTGGGTATCAATCTTTAATCGCAAACACTACAGGCTCAGAGAATGTGGCTGTAGGTGCTTACGCATTAGATGCAAGTACAACTGGAGCAAACAATACAGGAGTAGGACATCAAGCTTTAGGAGCAAACACGACAGCAAACAATAATACTGCTGTTGGTTTTTATGCTTTAGGAGCAAACTCTACGGGGGCAACCAATACGGCTTTAGGTGTTAATGCTTTGTATGCCAACACGACAGCAAGTAATAATACTGCTGTAGGTTATGGAAGTGTGGAAAATAATACCACTGGTGGATATAATACGGCTGTGGGGACTAATTCTCTCA